CTTGTGTGTGTTGCGCTGTTAGTGCGTTATAGACTGTTTTTGTGACAAAAGTTTTCGATTTGTGCTGTGATGTATTCCAGTTGATTTTCAAGCAGTTTGTGCGGCCTGTCGTTTTGTCTTGCAATTTCAATTTGCAGATCCAAAGCATCACGCTTTTTATACATAGCAGAAAGTTCTTTGATCAGCCGGTCGTTGTTTGCTTCGTTTTCCATGACTTCCTCCGTTGTGTGTTGTGCTGCGATGTGTGAATAATAACACGAAACGAGAACTGTGTGTCAAGAGATGTTTACTTGTTTGGGTCTGCACCCATGAAGTTTTCAGCCCCTTGCCACGGCGAACCCTTGAACAGATAAGAAAGCGGATGCTCAGGCATCTTTTTTCTGGCAGGCTTGTCCTGGGGGAATTGAATTTCGGCAAGTTTGTTTTTGATGCTGTAAAAATTTATTGTGCGGCCGTTTTGTAATTTTTTTTCAATACTTATTAAGCCGGTTGAATACAAATTTTTTAATATTTCTTCTATGTTTCTTTTGCTGATTCCGCACATTGCGGAGATCGCAGTCTTTTTCATTGTTCCGTATTTTTCAAGCACATCAAAAACAATCTCATTCTTTGTTTTTGTTTTCTTAATTGACCACAAAACTCCGCCAATTCTTAATTGATTGCCTCTGTATACAATCCCTTCGTTCTCCATCAATCTTATTTTGTCTAAGACCGTTTCTCTGCTAATCTTAAAGTGACTTGCAATTGCGCCAGACGTCACTTGCCCTGACGACTCAATAAAATCAAAAATCTGTTGTTTTGTGCTCATATGTATGCGCCCAGTACAACCCGGGCGCTCTCCGTTAATTTATTCGCTTTGGATAAATGCTGATAAGTTTGGCCCTGTCCAGCCTTCTGGCTTTATAACTTTGCCGTTTTCGTCACGAACGGCAACACCGTTCGGGAACTTTGCCAAGTTTGCCCGGCTGACTTCTTCTGCGGCTGCCACCACATCTGCGCCTTGTGACAGCGCGGAGCCAATGGTCACCCATGCCAGGTCAATGTCGGCATCGAGCATAGCTTCTCGGTCTGCGTGCATTACCATGTAATCGAACAGCCCTTTTTTGAAGCTGCTGCTGGTTGAATAAAGAAAATTGACAGCCGGGCTTGCGGGGTCAAATCCGCAAGCTTCAAGTTTCTCGGCCATTTCTTCTAGTTGCAGACCGATGTAAAGGGCTGTCTGGCGTGCGTTAAATCCATCGCTGTCCAGCTGCCCTGCGATGGTCATAAACTTTTGTACGTCTGCAAAAAATTGATTCATTTCAATTCCTGATTTTTCTTGGGTTATTTGAAGCTGTGCCATTACCGTAGCCGTAGCCATTGCCGTAGCCGTCGCCGGTGCCATCGCCATTGCCATTACCGTAGCCGTCGCCGTAGCCATTGCCGGTGCCATCGCCATTGCCATTACCGTAGCCGTAGCCGGTGCCATCGCCATTGCCATTACCGTAGCCGTCGCCGTAGCCATTGCCGTAGCCGTCGCCGGTGCCATCGCCGTAGCCGTAGCCGGTGCCATCGCCATTGCCATTACCGTAGCCGTAGCCGTAGCCGTAGCCGTAGCCGTCGCCAACAGGCTTAAACATATCTGCACTCATTACAGCCCCCAGTCATCGTCCACGGGCACACAAAAAACCTCTGCGCCTTCGGGAAGGTCTACACCGTTTGGCATCGGTTTCAGCGTTACTTTGCTTGACTTCGGGTTTGCAATAACACCATCAAAGCCGACCGATTCCCAGCGAAACACATTCACAGCGCGATCAAGTTTGATGCGACCGTTTTCACGTGTTACATCACCCGCAAAAACCCATCCACGGTCTACTACAACAACTGCCCGTTTTCCGAATACTCGTTGTTGTACTTCCGATGCAGGAACGTACTCAATGCCGTTGATATTGATTGTGTTGCTCATTTTTAACTCCTTAAAATGCCGGCTTTCGCCGGCGGGTTGTTTACTTGTTTGCTGCTGCTCGGATTTTTGCTTCGATGCTGTCTACATACGCCAAAAATTTGCGTGTTTTCTTGTCAATGTCTGCCATTTCTGATTCGTCACGCTCAAACCGAGTGACGAACAGGTCAAGACCTGATCTGCTCAGTCGAGGGTCGTAAACACCGATATCGACCCATTGCAGATTGCAGATATACATCTGAAACTTGCACTGCTGTTCGTATTCCGACACATCGCCAGTTGCCCAGATTTCAGCTACTTTGGTTTGGCTGAACGGGCATTTAATTTCCAATGCGCCGATGGGCTTGACGTTGTCATCACAGATGAGCCTATCGGGGCTACAACCGGCCGACAGTTCACCGTGAAAGACAAACCCTACACTTGTAAGAATCTGGCCTGTGCGAACCTCATACGCATCGGCGGCAAGTGATTCATTGTCTTTGCCCCACTGCGTGGCTGTGTTGCCGACGAAGTTATCGCACAGGCTCCCCGTGATTCGCTCCAAAGCTAGTTTGTGCGCCAGCGTTTTACCTGCTGCTGTCATCGAGCCATCTTTTTTGACAGACAAAAAATCTGACGCATTGGAGGCCGAAAGAACACCGGTACGGATAGCAAGCCATTCGGCAGAGCCTTGCTCAACGTTGATGATTTTCATGATTGATTACTCCCCGAAAAAATCGCTAACGGTTTTGTCCATTTCCGTGCTGGCCTCTACCGGTTCTGCCTCGATGGTCCGGTCTTTGTCAGCCTGCATTGCAATGGCTTTCCTTCGGTTGTGCGCCTCGGTGCCGTATGCTTTGCGCTGTGCTGGCGTGAGCTCCTTCCAAAAAGCCTGATATGCTTGAACACCTTTTGATGCTGCGTCATCGGCAGGGATACGCATTTCCTCGGTTTCCTGAGCGATTTGCTCATTACCCAATGCGTCAATTTCTTTGACCATCTGATGATTGACAGATTCGGCGATTCGGTCGGCTTCGTCTGCGTCATAGATACCGGCAAACCCGAAAGCAAGACGGGCACACTGAATCAATGCTTTGTGTCGCAGCATACGCTTTGGGTGTGACTGCCACGGTTGTGCACTGCGTTTGCATTCGCTCATGTATTCGGTGACCGTGGTTGGGTGACTGCGGTCTTTGCGGTACATAATGCAAGTACAGGATTCATCGTCCTGGCGGAACTCAATGCCATCGAATTGCGGGTGCTGATTGATGATTCGCGCCCAACCATCGACAGACACAACAGGCACAATACCTGCGTTACGGTCTGGGAAAGCGTAAATCTCTTTCGTCCATGGGTTAAGGCCATACTGATTTGAAACGATCAGGAGCGCGGCAAGCTGTGAATCGGACACCTGACCCTTGAAGGCAGTCGCTTTCAGTGTTGTTACAAGTTCATCTCCGGCTCCTGTCAGGCCGAGTGCGTCTGCGAGCTTGTTTGCTTGGGCTATTACGATGTTGCTCATAAAATCCTCCGATAAAGGGCGCCAGATGCGCCCAGGTTATTGGTTAAAACGGAACGTCATCAAAGAGTTCGTATGGGTTGCTTTCAAACTCTCGCTCTGCCCTCAGTTCGGCAATAAAAAGAATTGTGTTGGCCAGTTCTTTGTGAATCGCTTCATGCAATTTCTGAGAATCGCCTGCAATGTGAAGTCGAATCATCTTTTCTGCAAAGTCTGAGTCGAAGTATTCCGCGACATCAGAGACCGTCTCGTCATCAAGACTTTTGATCGAAGCAGTGATGCTTTCGGCGTGTTGAGCTGTCAATTCAAATACGGCTTTTTCTGCCGCATCTTCGAGTCGCTCGCAGCGAATCATTTCTTGGTATGCGCCTGCTGGGTAGTTGTCCATCTGAAAGCCTCCTGTGTGTTGTGTGTGTGCTTCATGCACCCTGTGGAGTGCATGGATTGAAATACTACACACATTTTGGTACGATGTAAACACCCTAAGCGATTTTTTTAACATCAAGTGAGACACCATGACACTCGAACAGATCAAGACCATGCTGGCAGACCGAAACATCCGCGCGGTATCTAAGGCCGCAGGCGTGCACCCTAATGCGGTTTACCGGTTGATGAACGGATCCACAAATCCACGGTACGACACTGTGCAAAAGTTGATAGCCTATTTGCAAGGCAGGACAGAAGTGCAGAACTGAACAAATTTTTGCTGTGTCGGGCAGGCTAGCGGGTGATTGTTGCCTGTTGGCTTGATTGTGTTATGATTGTCACTGTTAAAACACGGAGGAAAAATGGACAGTCCAAGATTGAAGGCCGCACGAAATGGTGAAGTTCACTATGAAGGAAGCCAATGCAGGAAATGCGGGACCACGGCCAAATACACCAGCACAGGCAATTGTGTTCAGTGCATCAAAACTGCAAACGTAGAGAAGCGGAAGAAAGTTAGAGAACTTCTGGCGCAAGCAAGGGCGGCGGCATGAAAGTTAAGAACTTCGCAAAACTGCAGCACTTCAAAGACAGGTCGCCTCCGTGGATAAAACTTTACCGAGATATTTTGGATCAACGTGATATCAGCTTGATATCAGACTGTTCCTTCCGTGTTTTGGTAGGTCTTTGGCTGCTGGCATCTGAGGACAAGCAAATGCAGGGGAACCTGCCAAGCGTTGATGATATTGCATTCAGGTTGCGAATGGATAAGTCCAAAATAATCAATGCCTTAAAAGAGTTGACGCCATTTTTATATATTGATGATATCGGCTTGATATCAGAGCGATATCAAGATGATGCACCAGAGACAGAGACAGAGACAGAGACAAAGAAAGAGAGAGAAAAAGAAAAGCCGCAAGCGGCAGAACGCGCTTCGCGCTCTAGTGTCTCCAAACCCGATGATGTAGACGGCCAAGTCTGGTCGGATTGGGTTGCTCACAGAAAAGCGAAGAAAGCGCCGGTAACGCAAACGGCACTCGATGGGATTGCCAGAGAAGCCACGAAAGCGAACATCACCATGCAGACGGCATTGCAGACAATGTGCGAGAGGGGTTGGGCAGGGTTTAAGGCTGAATGGCTGCAAAACGTAGCAGGGAAAGCCGCAACAGCATCGGTGAGAAGGTCGGAAAACTTTGACGGGTTCCTTGATGGGCCTGATGACAGAAACGTAATTGATTCAACCGCTAAATGGGTGCAATGATGACTAACGAAGATAAAAAGGCGTTTGTAGCGATTTTAAGGGGTGTAGCAGACGTTTATTCGCGAGAAATGAGTGTTGATAGCATCAGACTGTGGTGGAGGCTCCTGAGTCGTTTTAACGTGCCTGAGGTAAAAGCGGCTTTTGAAGCGCACATGATGGATTCTGATGCGGGTCGGTTTATGCCAATGCCAGCGCACATTGTGGGCAAAATCGAAAAGATGAATCCTCGGAAAAACGCACCATTGTCTGCTGATGAAGCCTGGGCGATTGCGGTACAGGCGCTCGACGAGTCGACTACAGTTGTCTGGAATCAGCCAATCGCATCAGCATGGGGAATTGCACGTGATGTGATGCCAGATAAGGTTGGCGCAAGAATGGCGTTCAAATCGGCTTATGAGCGAATCATGGCTGAAATGCCAGTTGGAGCAGAGGTTAAGTGGTTTCCTTCATTCGGGACTGAGCCATCGAGACGGGCTGATGCTCTGGAAGCGGCAGTAAAAATGGGAAGGTTGACTGCTGAACACTCGGCAGGGTTGTTGCCTGCACCGGACGATACTGGAAAGCCGACTGAAGCCGGCAAAATTGCTTTGCGTCAATTGATGTCGACAATCAAAAGGATTCAATGATGGAATGGAAAAAAACAAGCGATTACAGCGTGGCAACACATGACGAACGGTTCCACATTGCCAGAGCGGTTTGCAGTGGAATTGATAAATTCACACTTTGGGACGGGAAAAACATCATCAAGAGTTTTCCGACAGCAGCGCAGGCCAGAGAAGCGGCAGAGCAAATCAAAAGTAAATCATGATGATTGAGTTCACTATACCCGGCAAGCCAATTGGGAAAGGTCGCCCTCGCTTCTCAAGGCAGGGCGGTTTTGTTCGCGCTTTCACGCCTGAAAAAACAGTTAATTTTGAGCAGCTTGTGGCGTGGACTGCAAAGCAGGCTATCGGAAACGCACCGGCTACCGAACAAGCCTGCGAGGTAGTTATCGAGGCAGAGTTCCTGCCGCCTTCATCGTGGTCGGCAAAAAAACGTCAGAGGGCGTCGGAAGGCATGGAGCATCACTTGGTATCACCAGATGCTGACAACATCGCCAAGGCGGTTTTAGACGGTCTCAATGGGACTGTTTGGGTTGACGATAAGCAAGTGGTCTGTTTGACCGTAAAAAAACGGTATGGCACAAGTGACCGGACAAATGTTTCGATCCGCTTATTGGGTGTTAATGAAGTTACAGCGTAAACTACAATTTGAACATCAATCAGTTTTTACAATATTCGTTCGCAAACCGGACGCACGCCCCCGGCTCAGTGGCGGCAATTTTGTGAAAGGCATAACCGTGAATGACCAAGACATCGAGAAAGAACTCCAAGCCAATGGCATGACCGCGCCGCGCATCACGTTGGTCGACATTGAGGCGAACATCGTATCGGAGCATTACTTCACTGCCGAGGATGGCGTGCTTGGATCAATGCCAGATGACGCAACACCTCGAAGCAATCCATGCCCGGATTGTCTGACGCTACTGACCTTTTGCGTTTTGGTGCTGCGCAATGGATTTACTGTTACCGGTGAGTCAGCCTGCGTTAGTCCAGAGAACTTCGACGACGAGATCGGTCGCCGTGTGGCCAGACAAAACGCAATAAACAAAGTGTGGCCGCTTATGGGCTACGAATTGAAGTCAAGCCTAACAAAACGATAAAAAATAAAATGACCGACAATGTAAACGTGAACGCAATTCTGGCTGAAAGAGGCAAAACGCATGGAAAATTTGAAGATCATGCAAAAATCAGCCAAGACTTGAAAACAATTCTGCATTATTCAGACAATGAAAAATGGGAATTACTTTCTAATGACCAGAAAGAAGCGTTAGACATGATCGCACATAAGATCGCCAGAATTTTGAATGGCAATGCTGATTATGTAGATCATTGGGCAGATATTGCCGGCTACGCTACTTTGGTGGCAAATCGTTTAACTTCGGAGAATAGTTAATATGAAAAAGATTATTTTTGTTTTGTGCTTTGTAATCTCTCCTTATTGCTTGGCTAATTACATTACAACGTGCCAGACATTGCCGAATGGTCAAATTGTTTGCACAACAAGAAAGGCGAGTACATTTTAATGACAAACCCTGCAGATAAGGTTGAGCAATGGGATATTGAAAAACTTATTCCATATGCAAGGAACAGCCGAACTCATTCATCTGAGCAAGTAGACCAGATTGCGGCAAGTATTAAAGAATGGGGCTGGACTGTTCCAATTCTTGTTGATGAGGCCGGAGGGATTATTGCCGGTCACGGCCGCACAATGGCTGCAAAGAAACTTGGAATTAAAACAGTACCTGTAATCATTGCTTCCGATTGGTCTGATGCGAAGAAACGCGCTTACATCATCGCTGACAACAAACTGGCTTTGAATGCTGGGTGGGACGATGAAATGCTTAGGTTGGAAATTGGCGAGTTGGGCGATCTTGGGTTTGATCTAGATCTAACTGGATTTTCAGAGGATGAAATTGCTGCATTGATGCCTGAGCAAATCGAGCCTGGTCAAACTGACGAGGATGCGGTGCCAGAAGTTCCAGAGCAGCCAGTCACTGTGCTTGGAGATGTTTGGATACTTGGCAAGCACCGGCTCATGTGTGGTGACTCGACCAGCATCGATGCGGTTGAGAAATTGATGGCTGGCGACAAGGCCGACGTGCTGTTCACTGACCCGCCTTATGGCATTAACTTCAAGCCACGGCGCGGAACGCACGACATCATTCTGAATGACAACTTGGACAGCGCAGAGTTTGACGATTTCCTAGATGGCGTTTTTGGTGCGGCTTTGGCGGTTATGAAGCCAGACACCTACGCTTTTGTCTGGACCGGCTGGTCCAAGATAGGCGCGTTTGAGCGTTCGCTGCAAAAGTTCTTCAAGATTCAAGCCATGCACGTTTGGGTCAAAAATAATTTTGGCATTGGTTACTACTCGCGCCCCAAGCATGAGCCGTTCTATCTTTGTCTGAACGGCAAGCCTGTTTACCCGAGCACAGCACCAGCCGACGTTTGGGATCACGCCCGAGTCCACAAGACCGTTCATTCTTGCGAAAAGCCCGTTGGATTGATTGAGGACATTCTGAACACTTACCACAAGAACAGCGTCGTCTTGGACCTGTTTGGAGGCAGCGGCAGCACTCTGATCGCCTGCGAGAAAACTAACCGTCAAGCCAACCTAATGGAACTAGACCCCAAATATGTGGATGTAATCGTCAAACGCTGGCAGGACTTCACAGGCAAAATCGCAACACACGCAGAAACAGGAAAACCTTTTGCTGAGGTTAATAATAATGGCAACACGCAAACCTAAACTTGAAACTTCGGAAGCAAAAAAGACAAACGGACACGGCGGGGCTCGCCCTGGTGCAGGTCAGCCACCTTTTAAACCAACAGATGCCGAGCGGAAACAAGTAGAGGCGCTGTCTGGATATGGCCTACCAATTGAGCAGATCGCCGTTTTGATTCGTAATGGAATTGATGCTGATACTTTGAGAAAACATTTTTCCGAAGAATTGATTAGCGGAAAAGCCAAAGCAAACGGTCAGATTGGAAGAACGCTATTTCAAAAGGCAATGGGCGGCGATACCACGGCTATGATTTGGTGGTCAAAGACTCAGATGCGGTGGAAGGAAGTGCAGCAACATGAAATAACCGGAAAAGATGGTGAGCCTATCAAGATGGTTACGTTTGACGCTTCGAGATTGTCTACTGAAACCCTTGCCGAAATAATGGCCGCAAAAGATGCAACTAACAGAGACTGACATTTTGAATGTAGAGCGTGAACTTTGCCGCCGGTCTTTGGCTGAGTTCGCTAAACGTGCGTGGAAGGTTTTAGAGCCAGCACAGCCGCTTAAATGGGGCTGGGCGTTAGATGCTATTTGCCTGCACTTGGAAGCGGTCACAGACGGACGTATAACCCGCCTGCTGATGAATGTCCCCCCAGGTTCGATGAAGTCGCTGCTGACTGGTGTTATCTGGCCTGCATGGGAGTGGGGGCCGAAAGATATGCAAGAAATGCGCTTCATTGGAACTGCGCACGAGGAAGGGCTTGCAATTCGGGACAGCCGGAAATGCCGTGACTTGATTAAATCGGAGTGGTATCAGGGTCTATGGAATGTGGTGCTGTCATCGGATTTGGACGGTAAGCGAGAGTTCGGAAATACCCGTAAAGGTGTCAGGCAGGCTCGTTCTTTTACAAGTATGACCGGAGTTAGGGGCGACAGAATAGTACTTGACGATCCGCTTTCCGCTCATGCTGCGAACAGTGCGGCGCACTTGGAAGCGGCTCGGATTGCCTTCACTGAGACATTGCCGACACGTGTAAACAGTGATAAGTCAGCGATTGTGGTCATCATGCAGCGTTTGCACGAGAAAGACACAAGCGGGGTCATTCTGGACATGAAATTGCCTTATGTGCATTTGTACATTCCGATGCGCTTTGAGGCGGCACGGCGTTGTACAACGTCTATTGGGTGGTCAGACCCTAGAAGCCACGAAGGTGAACTGATGTTTCCAGAGCGATTCGGGGAGCAGCAGGTTAGAGAGCTTGAGAGCACGCTTGGTACATACGGAACAGCGGGACAGCTGCAGCAGCGGCCTGCACCACGTGGCGGTGGCATTTTGAATACGTCATGGCTAAAGTATTGGAGCGATTACCCGCCGGCAATCGAATTCCGGTTTATTACGGTGGACACGGCACAAAAGACAAGCCAGCAGAACGATTATTCGGTTTTGCAGTGCTGGGGACGGTCGGTAACTGGGCAGGCGGTGAAACTAGACCGAATCCGCGGGAAATGGGAAGCGCCTGAATTGCTCACTCAGGCTAGGGCTTTCTGGTTGAAACAGCAGGCAGACGGAAGGCCGCAGGTATCTAATGCGGCATTGCGTGGTATGTATGTCGAAGATAAAGTATCTGGAACTGGGCTGATTCAGACATTGCGCCGTGAGGGTTTTCCTGTAATTCCAGTGCAACGGAATAATGACAAGGTATCGAGGGCTTATGATGCAGCGCCGTTCATGGAATCTGGTAACGTGTTGATACATCAAGATGCGCCGTGGCTGTCTGAATTCCTCGATGAAGTGTCATCATTCCCTGCTGGCGCACATGATGACCAGTTAGACCCGATGTTTGACGCAATTGCAATTGTGCAAAAAACACCATTAAACAAGAAAACAAATACATTCGTCCCATTGCCAACGTCTAATCGTTGGTGAATAATGGCGAGAATTAGCGGAAGGCAATAATGGCGCGTATTTCAAAAGAGCAGCAATTAGCGAATATCCATGCACAGGCTAAATCCGATTTTGACCGGATTCAGTCTGCATTACGCCCAGAGCGTAAACAGTGCTTGGAAGATCGCCGTTTCTATTCTATTGCAGGCGCACAATGGGAAGGCGCACTCGGTGAGCAGTTTGAAAACAAATTGAAATTGGAAGTGAACAAAGTTCACCTTGCAATTATCAAGATTTTCAACGAGTACCGAAACAACCGAATCACCGTCGATTTTGTTGCTAAGGATGGCAGCAAGAACGACAAACTGGCCGACGTGTGTGACGGGCTTTACCGAGCAGACGAACAGGACAGTTGCGCCGAAGAAGCCTACGACAATGCTTTTGAAGAAGCGGTCTCCGGTGGCTTTGGTGCTTGGCGTCTACGTGCTGAATATGAGGACGAAGAGGACGAGGACGACGATTATCAGCGAATCCGCATTGAGCCTATTTTCGACGCAGACTCGTCTGTGTTCTTTGACTTGGATGCCAAGCGACAAGACAAGTCGGACGCAAAATACTGCTACGTTCTAAATTCTATGACTCCCCAGGCTTACGAAGCCGAATATGGGGACAATCCATCATCGTGGCCAAAGGACATTAGTTCGTCTGAGTTCGATTGGGCAACACCAGATGTTGTCTATGTCGCTGAGTATTACCGTGTCGAAGAAGTGTACGAAACCGTTAAGGTGTTTGAGGATATCGACGGGAAAGAGCAGCGTTACACCGAGGAAGAATTAGAGGACGATGAAGAATTGCGAATGATGCTAGAGGCAACAGGCGCAAAGGAGGTCAAGTCTAAGAAGGTGAAGCGTCGCAAGGTTCATAAGTATTTGATGAGCGGCAGTGGCATTGTCGAGGATTGCGGATATATCGCAGGCAAGTGCATTCCAATCGTGCCGGTATATGGCAAACGATGGTTCGTGGACAATATCGAGCGGTGCATGGGTCATGTACGCATGGCAAAAGATGCGCAGCGTCTGAAAAATATGCAGTTGTCAAAACTCGGTGAGTTGTCTGCATACAGCGGCATGGAAAAACCTATTTTCACGCCAGAGCAAATGGCGGGTCATCAAGCGATGTGGTCGGAAGATAACATCAAGAACTACCCATATTTGCTCATTAACCCGATGACGGACGCAAACGGGCAGATTGTGCCTAGTGGCCCTTTGGGCATGAAACAGTCGCCTAATATTCCGCCTGCCATGGCTGCACTTTTGCAAGTGACAGAATCGGACATGCAGGAGATTTTGAGCAGCAACCCATCGGGCGAAAAGATGGTGTCGAACATTTCTGGTAAGGCCGTAGAGATGATTCAGCAGCGCCTCGACATGCACGCTTATATCTATATGTCGAACATGGCGAAGGCTATTAAGCGGTCTGGTGAGATCTGGTTGAGCATGGCTCGCGATGTGTTCATTGAAGAAGGCCGCAGCGTCAAGACGATGGAGGAAGCCGGGTCGGTTTCTAGCGTCAAATTGATGACTCCGAACATTGACCAAGAAACTGGCGAGGTTATTTTCGAGAATGACCTAACCAATGCCAAATTTGATGTGGCGGTGGATGTTGGGCCAACAAGCAGCAGCAAAAAAGCGGCAACTGTTCGTGCGCTCACGGGCATGATGCAAGTCGCGCAAGACCCTGAGACATTGCAGGTATTGGGCGCAATGGCAATGATGAATATGGAAGGCGAAGGCATTGCAGACGTGCGCTCATTCTTCCGTCGCAGACTAGTCAACATGGGCGTGGTCAGGCCGACAGAAGAAGAAATGATGCAGATGCAGGAACAGGCCGCAAATGCTCAACCGGACCCGCAGACGCAATACATGATGGCAGCAGCAGAGCAAGCAAGTGCAGAAGCCGCCAAAGCCCGTGCCGATACAGTTTGGACAGTTGCCAAGGCAGAAGAAACACAAGCCAAGACGATGAAAACAATTTCCGAGATTGACGAAATTGACCAGCGTCAGGCATTACAGGTTATCGACAGATTTGGTGCGGCATTACAACCGCAGCAGCAGCAACCACAACAGGTACAACCCCTGATGTGATTTAAGGTTTCCACTCGGCCTTAATCGAGTGAGTTTATGGGGTTAATATGAATGTAAAAACGGCAGTAAATGGAGAAAGCGAAAGCCAGACTCAAGCGGAAACGCAAGATGAAAACATTGTAAGCATTGAAGATGCTGCATCCGTAGATGTCAAAAGTGGCGATGAAAAGGTTACCGCCAGCCAAGACGAAAGCCAAGATGCTAATCAAAATGATGATGATGAGGTTATCGTAAGTATCGGTGAGGAATCGCCACCTCAAGAAGAGAAAGAGTCCGCGCCTGAATGGGTGCGTGAACTTCGCAAGAGTTACCGAGAATTGCAGCGTGAGAAACGCGAGCTGGAAGCAAGGCTAACGACAAGTCAAAAAGCGGAAGAAAAGCCGCTATCGCTTGGCGCAAAACCTACGCTTGAACAGTTTGATTATGACGCCGAGCAATTTGAGGTAGCACTTGAGCGGTGGTACGAAAACAAGCGCAAAGTTCAAGAGCAAGACAATGCCAAAAAAGCCGAGCAACAAAAGGCAGAGCAAGACTGGCAGAACACGCTTAAGAATTATGGCAGCTTGAAATCGCAGCTCAAAGTGAAGGATTATGACGACGCCGAGCATGTTGTCCTTGAGTCTCTTAATGAGACAAAACAAGGAATCATTTTGCACGGCGCAAAAAATCCCGCGCTTGTTGTTTACGCATTGGGTAAAAACCCGCAAAAGGTGAAGGAGCTTGCCTCTATTGATGACCCCGTTAAATTTGCTATCGCTATTGGTGGATTGGAAAAAGAATTGAAGGTAACAAGCCGAAAGACTGCATCCCCTCCACCGCCAGAGTCTAAAGTGCGTGGAAGCGCACCAATTTCTGGGGCGGTAGATTCAACCCTTGAACGACTCAGAGAGGAAGCCGCTCGTTCTGGCGATCACAGCAAAGTGTTCGCATACAAGCAGCAACTCAAACGGAAATCTTAACTTTTTTAATTTGGAGTAAATTATGGCTAATGCATTTAGCAAAGAAGAACGCGTCGCCTTTGAAAACATCCTAGAAGGCTTTAACGATGCGCTGGTGCTGTCCAAAAACGTCAGCATCTACAACACCGACCAAACCATGATGGAACGGACTAACAACGTTGTGTGGCGCCCTATGCCGTACATCGCTCAGTCTTTTGCCGGCACCAACATGACCAGTAACTTCAAGGATATGACCCAGTTGTCGGTTCCTGCGACTATTGGTTTCGGTCGCTCTGTTCCATGGGCGATGACTGCAACAGAATTGCGTGACGCTCTGCAAGAGCAGCGCCTGGGCGATGCAGCAAAACAGAAGCTGGCTTCTGACATCAACGTGTCTTTGATGTCTGTCGCCGCCAACCAAGGCACTTTGGTTGTTAAGCGTACCGCAGCCGCATCTGGTTTTGATGATATCGCCGCCGCTGATGCTCTGATGAACGAATCTGGTGTTCAGCAGTTTGACCGATTCTGCGCCCTGTCCAGCCGTGACTACAACAACATGGCAAGTAACTTGGCAAACCGCGCAAACATGGTCGGCAAGCCCACCACCGCATACGAGCGCGCTTACGTTGGCAATATCGCTGGGTTTGAAACCTTCAAAATGGACTACGCTAACTCGCTGGCCGTCCGAGCCGGTGTTACAGTGACCGTCAACGGTGCAAACCAGTTCTACACTCCAAAAGCCACTAGCACAGCAGGCACTGGCGAAACGAACAACGTAGACAACCGTTTCCAAAACCTCAACATCACCGTGGCATCTGGCACCGTGAAAGTTGGCGATGCGTTTACGATTCTGGGCGTGAACAACGTCAATGCAATCACCAAAGGCGATACCGGCCAACTAAAAACCTTCCGCATTACCGCAATCGTCACCGGCGCTGGTGGTACTGGTACGGTTCAGATCAGCCCACCGATCATTTCCGGTGGCGGTTCTACTGATGCTGAATTGCAGTACAAAAACTGCACTGCAACCCCAGCCGCAGGCGCAGCAATCACTTTCTTGAACACCGCAACCGCCAGCGTGAATCCTTTCTGGCAAAAAGACGCGCTGGAGATTCTGCCGGGTCGTTATGCTGTTCCTGAGAGTGCTGGTGCAGACGTTATGCGTGGAACGACAGACCAAGGCCTGGAACTGGTGATGACGAAGCAATTCGACATCAACACGCTTCAGACTAAATTCCGTCTGGATACTCTGTATGGCGTTGTGAACAAGCAGCCAGAAATGTCCGGCATTATCCTGTTCGGTCAGCCTTAATTGGTGAAATAAAAGAGAGGGGATTAAGTTCCCCTCTTTTTTTACTTGGAGTTGAAAATGCCATTAAAAAAAGGCTATTCACAGAAAAGCATTTCGTCTAACATCAGCAAAGAAATGAAATCAGGAAAGCCGCAAAAGCAGGCTGTCGCAATTGCACTTGATGTTGCACGAGAAGCAGCAAAAAAAGCAGGCAAGAAAATGAAAGGCAAGTCTAAATGAGTCCGGCACCGACAACAATGCTTTATAAACTCGGGTCAATGCTCGATGTTGATGGCACAAAAGTTGATTATCTGATTGTTGACGATTCGAGTTTGGCGCAGGCAATTGCAGATGGTTGGCATGTAAGCCTTCAAGAACTGATTGCAAAAGCACAATCAAAAGATGAACCAGTTAAAGATGAGGAAATCGCCTCAGACGAGCCAGAAGCAAAGCGCCGAGGCCGCCCACCTAAAGCAAGCGCAGAAGGTTGATTGTCATGGGCTGGACTAAGCGACAATTGATAGAGCAGGCTTTCGATGAGATCGGCCTTGCGCCATACATTTTTGACCTGACCGCAGACCAGTTAGAAAGTGCTTTGCGCCGCTTGGATTCGCTGGTCGCTACTTGGAATGGCAAGGGGATTAGAATCGGCTATCCGCTTACATCAAGCCCGCAGAATAGCGATATCGACACCGATACCAATATTCCAGACATGGCGGCAGAAGCGTTGTTTCTTGCCCTTGCAAACCGTATTGCGCCATCCTACGGCAAAGTCGTTTCTCCAGAAACAAAAGCAAATGCGAAAATGGCTTATGACGCATTGCTGAACAAATTTGCAGTGCCGCCGGAAATGGAAATCCCGGGTGGCTTCCCAATTGGCGCAGGGTACAAGTCTTATTCAGTTGGTGAGCCGTTTGCTCCGGTGGTGGATAAATTACTCGTTGGCGATGACTCAGCCCTCGATTTTATGTAAGGTGTCATAATGACAACTATCAATCAATTAAGTGCGCTTGATTCGGTTTCTGCCGGTGACCAAGTGCCAGTATTCAGCACAAACAACGGTGACACTAGGCGCGTTCCTATGTCTGTTTTGCAGGCATTTTGCCAA